GGTTCGGAGCCATTCTGGTGAAATTTTATGAGTCGGCCTAAACGGCAATCCCAACAAACTAAAGAAGACCTGAGCGGTAGGGTATTAGGCGTGACTGAGTTGGCGGATTTGCTGGGCCTCGACAAATCTACCGTGTCGGAAGCCTGTAAGAACGGGATGCCGCGCACATCCCTAGAGGCCGCTTTAGAGTGGCGCTCTAACCGGCCAGTGATCGGGGCCACGGTCAAATCTGCCACGATTGCCGAGGCCCGTCTGGCTAAACTCAACGCCGAGACGGCCCGGATCCAGTTCAAGCTGGCCGTGGAGCGTGGCGAGTTCCTGCCGCGCGATCAGGTGCGCGAAGAAGCCACGACTATCGGCTCGGTCCTGATGGCAGAGCTTTCGGCCCTAGCAAATGACCTACCAGGGCAACTCGCTGGCTTGTCTGAAATCCAAATTCGGGACCGCTTGCTTGCGCGCATGGATACACTGATTGAGACAACCCGTGGTAAATTACAGACTCTCCTCAATGTCAGACAACAGCCAGAAGCCGAAGAGACCGATCATTGATGGGTTTCTGTCAGGCTGGCAGGCCAGATTTCGGGGGGACCCTCTCGACTGGCTAGAGGAAAACATGGTGATCCCGCACTCGGCACGGGCGACCACCTTTGACCGAGCGGTTGCTCCGTGGCTCAACGATATCGTCGGGGCGTTTGCCTCGGGACACTTTCGGCAGATTGCAATCCGCGCGCCGGTGGGTGGAGGGAAAACGACGCTGCTAGAGTTGCTCGTGACTTACGTGGTGGCCGAGGCCCCGGGCGGGATGCTGCTAATCGGCCAAAGTGACGACATGGCCAAAGATTTTGCCGAAACGCGTCTCTTGCCGGTTTTGCAGGGGTGCAAAAAAACGGCGGTGCTGTTTCCAAAAGACCGGCATCAAAAGCGCAAGACGTCGATTTTATTTCCCCACATGCCGCTGTTCATTGCGGGCGCAAACCTGTCCAGCCTGCAAGAGAAATCGATGCGCTACGTTTGGATGGATGAGCTTTGGAGATGGCGGCCCGGAATGATCGGGGAGGCCCAGCGACGGACGCACGACCGGTGGAACTCTGTGGTGATCGGTGTGAGCCAAGGGTGGGACGAGTCGCACGAGGCCACGGCGTTTTTCGACACCGGGGAGCTGCGATCGTGGGGCGTCGAGTGCGCCGGCTGCGGTAGATGGCAGCGTCTAGCCTGGTCGCAAATCAAATGGGAGGACGTCACGCTGGAGGACGGCACGCCGGACTGGGAGGGAATTAGCGCGTCGGTGCGGCATGAGTGTGCAGACTGCGGCCACATCACGCGGGACACGGCGCAGGAACGACGGGCAATGGCTGGCCGGGGACGCTATGAGCGAATGCCGAGCAACGCGTTGGCGGGGCGCGTCTCGTTTGCGTATTCGGCTCTTGCGGTGTACTGGATCCCTTGGGCCACGCTTGTGGTGGAATGGCTCAAAGCGCAGATGCTGAAAAAAGCCGGTGACGTGTCAGCGTTGCGGCAGTTTGTGCAGAAACGGCTGGCCGAGGTATGGCGCGAAGAAAATGAGGTGCCGGTGATTGAGTTGACCGGGAGCGACTACCTTAAAGCGGATTTGATCGACGGGCAGCGGATTGAGGGTGAGGCCCGCAGGTTTCTGACCATTGACCGGCAGCAGGATCACTTTTGGGCTCTTTGCCGTGCCTGGCGTGCGGACGGGACAAGCCGGCTGGTCTGGGAAGGGAAGGTGTTGACGCTGGAAAGCCTGCGGGACATCCAAGCGCGGTTAAAGGTTGAAGACTGGTGCGTATTTCAGGACGCCGGCTACGACGCTGGGAACGTGTACGACGAATGTGGCCAGTTTGGCTGGAATGCAATGCTCGGCCGTGGGGATGATTTCTTTTGGGTGGGCACGGGCCGGCAACGGCATCAGCGTGCGTTTTCGGAGCCTCGGCCAATCCGCAGCCCTCGGGGCCACGTGTGCAAAATGATCCTTTTCGCCAATGAGCCCATCAAGGACCAGCTGGTCCGGCTGCGCGGGCAGGGAAGCCCGGTGTGGGAGCATCCGAGGGACATCAGCCGCGATTGGATGGCCCACATGAACTCCGAAATTAAACGCGACACCGTTGACCGTGTGACCAAGCAAGTGAAGCAGAGGTATGTTTTGGTGAAAAAGCACAACCATCTCTGGGACTGCGAGGCGATGCAGTTGGTGGCCGCAGCGTATTTCCGCATCCTCTCTCAGATAGACCGGCAGGATTGACAATCCGGCGCAAAACATGGACGCGCCGCCGCAAGTCATCCTCAACGTGTTTTTGGCGCAGGATATCGCTTTGCTGCGGAACCTGCGGGACTCCGCTTTTGACGCGGTCAGCGCGGGGGAGGGTACGCTTGTTTCTTCCAGCGTAAACGGATCCAGCTTCTCTTTTTCTGTCCCTTCCAGTCTTAGCAAGATGCAGGTCATGGCCATGGCTCAGATGGCTCTGGATTATCGGGCGCGCAACATCTGCCGCGCGGTGACCCGCACGCAGGCCATGTTTAACTGACCATGATCAAAGATTTTCTCAACCGGATCAAAAGCAGCCTCGGTTTTGGGTTGGGCCGGCCCGATCAGTTGCGGCTGGCCAATGGTGGTTATTGGGGAATGCGGCCTCAGATAGGCAACTACGCGCAGCCCCTGGACAAGAACATCAACGTCGGCGAATGGCGCACGATTGTGAACGCCAGCCAAAAACTTTTCTGGAACTTCGGCCCGGCGCAAGGAGCCTTGCAGGAAAAAAGCACTTACGTGGTGGGGCGGTCATGGCTGCCACGGTTTGAGGGTGAGGATAAAGAGTGGGGCCGGATTGCGACTGAATGGCTGATTGGCCAGTTTTACGGGGTCAGCCACGTGAACGGGATGGATTTTCAAACCGCCCTCTATCTCGACAGCCTGAGCGTTGACCGGGATGGGGACGTGTTTTGCCTCTACACGGAAAGCCGCGACGGGTACCCGCAATTTCAACAAATTCCCTGGCACGCGGTCGGGGCCCGTGATCTTGATGACGTGGTGAAAGAGGGGCCCTACCGTGGCCTTCGAATGCACAACGGGGTGATCTTAAATGAATATGGCCGGCCCGTAGCGTTTCGCATTCTAGGGCGCACCCCGGCGGAGGATCGCGACATTTCAGCGCGCAACATGGATTTCATCCGTGAGCCCGTGGCGCCGGATCAGACGCGCGGTCTGCCTGCGTTCACTTCGGCCATCCTCGACCTCCGCGACCTGATGACGATGCAAGATTACGTGCGCCAGGCGGCCAAACTTGCGGCAGCCATCGGCCTGATCGAGCACAACGAGGCTGGCATGGCGGACATGGCTGACCCGGCCTACGCGTTGCAACGCACCGGCCCGAGCCAGCAGGGTATCGTCGGTGAGGAAATTTTTGGGGGCACCGTGCGCTATTTCCGCGCGAACTCTGGCGCAAAGCTGGAGCAACTCAAAAGCGAAGTGCCAAGCGAGGCGACCAACAGTCTAATGGAGCGACTCCTACGGAACGCGCTGCACGGGGCCGGCCTGCCGTATGAATTTTTCTGGGACGCCAGCAAACTTGGGGGTGCGTCGGTGCGTGCGATGGTCGCAAAGGTCAATCGCACCGTGGCTGACCGACAGGACCTCATCCGGCCAGCTGCCAAGCGGCGCGTGGGCTACGCGGTCAGCAAGGCGATCAAGCTAGGCATCCTGCCGCAGTACCGTGGTGCGGATCTCGGGGGGAGCCTCAAATGGAGCTTCACGACGCCGCCGCAAGTGACGGTGGACGCCGGCTACGCCAACGCCGACGCCCGTGAGGCCTACAAGCTCGGAATGCGGACCCTTACTGAAATTTTGGCAGAGGGCGGGCGGACATTGACCGATCATCTCGACGAGCGGGAACGCGAAGAGGTTGAGATTCGCACGCGCATGGAGCGCAGTGGCCTTCCTGAATCCGCGTTTCGGGTCATCCCCGGTGTGACATTGCAGCAAATGCCAGAGAGTACCATCCCCACCTAAAAATGAGATTTCAGCGTGTTTTTGAGCAGGTGTTTTTCCGGCCTTGGTTCATCACGGCCGAGGGTCACGCGGCGGTTGCCAAAGTCGTCCAAAACGCGATGGTGCGGGCCAACGGGCATGAGGATTTGTCGATGTTTATGAATCCCCGCGAGGAAATGGAGATTCTTCCAAGCGGGATTGCCAAAATTCATGTGTGCGGGGTACTTGGCAAGGGGTTGTCTGGCATTGAAAAATCCTGCGGCAACACGGATTACGAAGACATTGCCGACGAGATTGAAGAAGCAATCGAGCTTGGCGCGCGTGGAATCTTCCTAGAGATCTCAAGCCCCGGTGGCACCGTTGTGGGCAACGCGGAAATCGCCGAGGCTGTGGCGGCGTCACCCATTCCTGTGCTGGCATTTAGCGACGACCTCGCGTGTAGCGCGGCCTACAACATCGCAGTTTCCGCCGGCTGGTGCATGGGCACACCGTCATCCACTTGGGGCAGCATTGGCACGATTATCCCCTGGATTGACCAAAGTGCGAGCTGGTCCATGCAGGGCTTGGAATGGGCCCCGATTACTAACGCCGAGGGGGATCTAAAGGCGGCAATGCACGGGCCTAGTCTGACGCCGGATCAGCGGGCCAGCCTGGAGCAGTACGTGCAGGACGCTTTTGACCAATTCCGGGGGAACGTGCTGCGCCGCCGGTTGGTAAGCGCGGACGCCATGCGAGGCCAGGCGTTCTTTGCGCCACGGGCTTTGAGCGAAAACTTAATCGACCGGATCATTTCCGAGGATGAGGCGATGGCATTCTTGGAATCTCAGTTGAGTTGACAGCCGAAAAAGGGGCATGGAAGCCCCTAAAACGCTGACTGAAGCGCGGGCCACGCTGAAAGCGCACCAAGAGCAGATGGATGCTCTACGCGCCGAACTAGTGGCCGCCAATGAATTGCTCGCCGAAGCACAGAATGCCGCGCAAGGCATTGACCTTTTGCGGAACGAGAACGCTGTGCTTTTGGCCGAGAAAATGGCTCTCGAAGCCAAAAATCTCGAACTCAACGAGGCCGCAAAATCTGCCGAACTCCGCGTGACGGAGGCCATGGCATCCCTCGGGGTGCCCCCGGTTGCAATCGCACCGGAGCCTGTCGCACCGAAATCGAAAGCCGAACTTTGGGCCGAGTACCACAAACTCCCGATCGAAAACCGGAATGCGTTCTACGCCGCAAACCGCGCCGCGATGCGAGACTAAGCAACCCCAACCAAAACCAAATAGAATACCATGGCTACCAACACCATCGCGGGGTGCAACCTCGCACAAATCGCGCAAGAATCGCTGCCTTTTGCGGCCAGCGTTTTTGCTCCCCTAAACGCATTCGTCACGGACTTTTCCGCTGACGTTGCGGCCAACAGCGCATCCGTCACAACCCGGATTCCTACCCGCCCAACGGCGGTGGATTTGTCCAGCGGCTACACGCAGCAGGACACCGAGACGGTTGCAAAAACCATCACGCTCAACCAGTTCCCCGGTTTTGTGTGGGGCTTCAATGATTTGGAGCGCAGCAAGTCCGCGATCAACCTTAACGACCTTTTCGTGCAACCGGCCCTCACGGCTGTGGGCGCGGCGGTGTTCGAGTACATCTGGAATTTGGTGACATCCAGCAACTTCGCAACGTCCTCCACGATTACTGCGGCAAATTTCGATCGTGATGATCTCGCTGACATCAGCGCGACGTTGACCAGCAGCAAAAAGGCCCCTAAGCCGAACCGCTCGCTGATTGTAAATCCGACGTACTACGCGTCCCTGGTCAAGACCCTCAACAGCGCGGAAATCCCTGGGATTACCGCACAGAAAGAGGAAGGCGTGGTGCCCCGCGTGGCTGGGTTCGACATTTACGAATCCGACCTCGCCGACGCCAACAGCGCGAACCTGACCGGCTTTGCGGCCCATCGGTCCTCGCTGATCGTGGCGGCCCGCAGCGTCGATAGCACCGGCTTTGTCGAGTCCGGTGGCGAAATCGCTGACGTGGTGGTGCCTGGCCTCAACCTGCCCCTGCAATGGCGCCGCTGGTACAACCACGATGAGGGTGTGCTTAAGTACTCCCTCAGCGTCCTCTTCGGAGCCTCTGCCGGCACCGACATGGGCGTGCGCATCGTCAGCGCGTAATTTCCCGAGTGAGCGCATAGCGACCGTCGAGGGGGCGACCTCTCGGCGGTTGTTTTTTTGCAAGGTGTCGCTAAATTGCGGGCCATGACAAAATTAGCCATCGTCACTCACCGGACCGGCCTCAAACCGGATGTAGTTTTTCACGGCACGCCGGATGAGGCGTTGCGGTTCTACAAGGCCTTTGACACGCCGGGGGAGGTGTGCCTGTTTTTCTGCCGCATCGCCGAGCGCACAAAAAAGCTGCGAGCGACCGAGCCAGAACCTGAGGCCCTCGCACCAAAATCTAAACGCCGCGTATTCTGATGGGCTTTTTTGAAATCAACAGCACAGCAGCAGAGCAGGCGATTGCCTACATGGGGCGGCAGTTTACGTTTCGCGGCACGGTGTACAAAGCCATCGTCAATGAGGTTGAAACGGATCCTGACCTGCAACTTGGCGGAAATCAGCCCAACATTTCGCTGGCAATTTACGTGCGCAAAACTGGCTTCCCAACGCCGGCGGTCGGCGAGCTGGTGCAGTTTGAGGGAACGTCTTACCGGATCTCATCAATCCTCAGCGACGTGATTTCGTACACGCTCAACGTCGAGGACCCTGCACAATGATTGACCAGCTACTGATCAACGCAATCGGTGACGCGTTAGCAATCGAACTGCCTGGCGTTTACATCGGACGCCAACACACGCATGACGACATCACACTGCCGGCGTTGTTGCTGAGTATCGAGGGCGAGGCCGTGGTGGGTGGTAACATCTACCGGGGGACCCTCACCGCCATGGCGGTTTCGGCTAGCGCGGACACTACTTCAACGGCGCACGCTGAGTTTGCAAAAAACGCTGATGCAGCAATCCGCGCGCTTTCAATCTCAGATCCGCCTAACGTGGCCTTGTACGGTGTGGTGGCGACCGGGACTAGCGCAGAGGTTGACCAGAATCAGTTTCGCACGGGCCTGACTTACATCGTGGGTTATGGGCCTACCGCTTGACAAATTCGGAGAGGCATGCCAGCGACATTTGGAGTCCAAGACGATTTTGGCGGCACAGCCCCCTCGGGAGGCTGGATGCAAGAATCCAGCAAAGAGCAGACCGTTGAGGTTGCCTCAATCAAAGACGAGAATGGTGCAACCGTGGTTGCTCAGCCCAAGGGCGTTGTGACCACCACCGTGGTGATCAAATCCAAGGGTGACGTTTCGATTGGCACAGCTCCGAGCATTGGATCCTTCAGCGGATTCAAGGTAACATCGGCCAAAATTTCCGAAAGCAACGATGATTTCCGCACGGCGGAGATCACCGCAGTTGAGTACTCTACCCTGTAACCCACCATGCCATCTGCCAACGGATTTGGAATTGCGGCCCTGACGGGCAGCCTGATTGAGTCGGTGGAAATTTCCTACGACTCGGAAACGAAAATGCTGATGGATCGCCTTGGGGATTTTTCCGAGGCCCGGATTATCGATGTCACGCAGGGTTTTACCGTGCGCGGCACCGGAACCACAGCGGTCAGCATCGGCAGTGCCTCGGGCGCGCCGGCCTCGTTGTCTGGGAAGATTGTCATCACGTCGGTTAAGCAGACGCAGACCAACGAGGATTTTGAAAAGTTTGAGTACAGCGGGACGGCCTACCCTAACGCCAGTTAGGCCACGCCGGGCAGGGCCCGGAGATGATTTATTATGAAACCAGGACAGAGCATTGAGTTTGTGCGCGACATCAATCTGCCGCCAACGAAAAGCAACAACACGCGGCTGATTAGCGCCGCGTTTTCCTGCGGCCTAAAGCCGTTACCGGAGGGAGCCTACAGCGACACCGTGCAGGAGACTGCGTCAGGGCCTAAACGCACGGTGACATGGGCAATGGACGGCGATGTAAAGGCCGTGTTTGAACCCATCGCAGAACGCGAGGAAATTACGTTTCTTGAGTTTCGGACGCGCTTCAATGATCTCGATTGGTGCCTTGCCAACGCTAACCATCCTATCGCTTATCTGCGCGCATTCTGCGACAACGAAAAGAGGCTGCTGGAGTTTGTGAAAGGTCAAAAGCCGAGCATCCTGATTGAGCGCAATGGGCGCACCGTGGTGCTGCCGGCGGATTGTAAGCCGGAGATCAAAAACAAGATCCTTGCAATGCTATGAGCCTCGACGACGCATTTTTTGATGGGCAAGCGCAAGTGGGCAGTCTGACGCTTAGGCCGTTCACCATTGGCAGCATGACGGCCTGCCGTAAACTCGGCCTGACGCTTTTCACCGGCGAAGCAACGGACACGACGCCGGACGACGTGCAGCGGCAGGTTGTGGCGTTTGCCTGGCTCCAAAGCACGCCGGTGGCCAAGGTGCTAGCGTGCCTGCGGGACAACACGGCGCAGGCTGCGATTGACGCGTTTGAATGGGCGTTAAAACCGTCTGACCTGCCATTGCTGGAGGCTGAGATCAACCGGATCTCGCAGAGCGTTGGAGCGGCTGCGGTGGACGTGGTGCAACGTGACGTGACCCCTGACCCGCAACAGCCGGGAAACTAATTGCGCCAGGGTGGACCGCTTCAATGACGTTTGCCCTGGCGCAGAATACCGCGTGGACCGAGGCGCAAATTTTATGGGAGGTGCCATTGTCTAGGGCGCTGCAATACTGGCATGCCTACCTGTACTCAAACGGGGTTTGGACCGTGCCAAAGGCCCCGCCGGCGGATGAGACGATTTCGCGGTTGTCGGCGTTCATTGAGTCGATTGACGAGGCGGAGGACGTATGAGCCAGCCGGTGAAAATCGTGGTTAAAGGTGAGGGATTTACCAAGGCGTTGCGCGCTTATAAGCAGGCATCAAAAAAGAGCTGGGAGCAGATTTTTGCGAAAACCGCAAAAGAGCTTGCCGCCAAAATCATCCGCGTCACTCCGCCTTTCGACGTGCGCGGATCGGACATTGAAAACGACGCTGCTGCAAAACGACGGGGGCAGGACACAATTGCCGGCGACCTTTCCCGCGTATTCACGTCGAGCGTGGACACGTTGAGGAAAAACGGCGTGCAAACGCGGCCAACAGCGGCAGAGGTGGGAAAAAATTCAAACACAGCCACGATGCGGGCGTTGCACTCGCAGCTGCGGAACAACAAAGGACGAGTACCGAAAAGCTACAAGGCCCGCATTCTGGTCAAAAAAATGGCGCTGGCCCGATACACAAAAATGGTGCAGCGGCGAGTTGGTTATCTAGGCGCGGGCTGGGAGCGCGGGGCGATGATTACAAAGGCCCGCACGCCGTCGTGGGTGAAGCGGCACAGCGCCCCATCTCAAGCAACCGTCAAAGTGAGCGAAAGTCGGCTGATTGCTGAGTTCAAAAATAATGTGCCGTTTGCCGGATTGTCTCAGCTCCAGAGGCGAGTTGACTTTGCCACAAGCCGACAGGCTGCCGCGATGATGAGGCAGGTTGCCTATTTCGCCAAAAAGCGCGTGACCATATGAGCGTTGTTGCAAAGATCAATCTGGACCCGAGTGGATTTAACGTTGGGGCGCGTGCGGTTGAACTGTCGTTTAAGGCGTTGTCTACGGCTGCCGCAAAGGCAGGCAGTTTGATTTCAACGGGCATCTCAAAAGGGATTTCTGGGATTGCTTCGCTTGCGAAAAAAGCTGTTGTCGGCGCAGCTGGCGGGCTTGTTGGCCTCGGGGCCGGCGTTTACGAGGCGATGAGCGAGGGGGGGGAGCTGGTCGATTTGCAAGAACAGACTGGCATTGCCGTGGACACCCTAATGGCTTTACGCGTCGCGTTCGAGCAGGCAGGGATGGGGGCGGATGATGTGCAGCCTACCATCGCGAAGCTGCAAAAAAGCGTGGTGGAGGCGCAGACGGGCAGCGAGGCGGCGGCAAAGGCGTTTGGAGCGTTGGGATTGTCGGCAGAAACACTTGCCGGGATGACTGCCGACGAACAACTGCAAGCAGTGGGCGACGCCATTAAAGGCATCCAAGACCCAGCTGTTAAGTCCGCCGTGGCCATGGAGATTTTTGGCAAAAGCGGCGCGCGGATGCTGGCTTTTTTTGCGACCGGCGGACTCGACGATGCACGCGAGGCCATTGGGCGCCAAGCGGACCTAATGAAACGGTACGCCGACACTTTTGACGGTATCACCGACGCGTTTGGCCTGTATCACGTGAAGTTGCGCGGGTTTTTTGTCGGCCTTGCTGCTGAGCTTGCCCCGGTGCTGAAACTTGCCGCTGACTTTTTCAAGACGTTGGATTTTGCCGCACTCGGCGAGCAAGTCGGCAACACAATCATGGCGATCTACCAAGCAATCCGAGGTGGCGACATTGGCGGGCTGCTGACTGCATCACTGAAAGTTGCGTTTGGTGACGGGATCAATTTTCTCAACGCCGGATTGCAAGCTACGTTTGCGGGCATTGGCGCGCTGTTCAAAGACTCGCTGGGCGGCCTGAGTTCATACGCATCCGGCTTTGGTAGCATCCTGATGGGTATTGGCAAAATGTTTGCAGAGCTGTTGCTAGACGCTGTTGCGTCCGTGCTGCTGTCGATGCGCGAACTGCCTGTAATCGGCGAAAAGTTTGCCGTCGCAGGATCCGCGTTGCAAACGACCGCCTACCGCATGGGCGTCGCTGGCAGCCAGCAAATGCAGCAGGGCGCGGATGCCATGGCAAATTCGCTGCCTAGCCTCGACAGTTTCGGCAATCGGCTCATGTCCACGGCTAAAGCGTTTGCCGCTGAATTTCAGCGCGCACAAGGCGTGCCAGTGATCGACACCGATGCCGAGAAGGAGAAGATAGCGGAGATCATGGCAAAGGGCCGAGAAGCGGCCGCAGAAGCGCAAAGAACCCTGAATGCGCAACCCAGGGCCGCAGAAGCACCACAGCCGGAGCGCGGGATTTTAGATGTTCTGGGCAAACAGCAGGAGTTTAAATTTTCGCGTGCGCAGCAGGTTTTCGGACAATTCGGCACGCTTGGGGGTGGCGTTGTGCGCGGCACATTCCAGAGCTTTGATCCGATGGTTAATCAGCAACGGCAGACCAATTCCCTTTTGCAAACAATCCGTGAGAACACGGCACGCACGCCAATGGTCGCAGCGCCGGCATACCAATCCTAAAACATGGGCACACTGATCAGCGAGGAGTGGCTCTACAACTCCGAAGCCAACACCAAAACTTTCCGCAAGTCCTACCAGGATTTGACCGGGTTCGGCGTCGAGGTGGAGAACATGGCCAATCAGACGTACAAAATTTCTAACGGAATTTTCGAGTACTCTGGCGAGGACATCTATTATTTTGCCGGCACAAGCGGCGGAGGCCCGAGCGGCGGGGGTGGAGGCGGCACCGGGCCCGATAGTGTGCTGCTGACCGTTTCGGCGTCTGCTGCGACCGAGCCGATTGAGGCGCATCCTTTCTTTGACCAGTACAACGCCACACCGGAGGAATGGGACACATGGAACCGCTGGAAAGCCGATCCGCAGGACCCGAAAAACAAGGGCGTTGGTGTGGTTAACGCGTTGGGCTATTTCGACCCGTCGCTGTACAGCAACGAGACGTTTTACGGCCAGCTGTACGGCCTCTACATGCGAGGGATTCGCGAGTACTACGAGCCACGCGTGACGGTGCGGCAAACGCGGTTTGAGTCGGGCGCGCCTAACCTTGCAAACGTCGGCAAAATCGACGCGCCACCGATCAACCCAGCGGGAAGCGGCATGGCAAATTACATCCTCAACTCCGCAGACGGAAAATACAACGCCACCAACGCCGTCTGGGAAAACGTCTATGAGTGGGTTGGAAGCCGCAAAGGCTGGGACGCTAACCTGTACAGCTAATGGCACTGCCACGCATCAACGTCGGTGACACGATCAGGGCTACGCATCTCCAGCAGATTTGCGATGAGATCCAGCAAAACCGGATCCGCCCTGGCGTCGGGGTGCGGCTCAACACCACATCCGGCGGCACCACATTGAGCGTGGATTTGAGTGGCATTCGTGGAGCATCGAGCAGCGCGGCCACCCCGACGCTGACGCCGTTCCAGATTGTTTCTGGCTATCCAGCCATCCCCACCGAGCCTGTGGGGCGAATACAGGGGGAGTCTTACGTCAGCGTGATTGAGACAGGCGGACTGTTGGCGATCACAGGAGATCCTGGCCTCGGGGCGATTATTGGGGGGCCTAACGATAATGAAGACGATCCAGGGCAATTTCCGCTGCCGGAGATTGGGGAAAGCGTCTGGCTGGAGGCTGAGGTGAGCGGGTTCAACCTCACTTCCATAACGGTCAAGATTGGCGAGGCGGGCGCCAGTGGCTTTTGGGAAAACTACCCGGATCCCGTCGAGGTGTCGGTGCCCGATCCCGAGACGCCGTATGAAGTGGCGGTTGTGACGCGTTGTCTGATTGCGCACGTGGTTGCCGGCGATGACCCGCGACAGGGTGACATCTACGTGGTCGGGGAGGGGGAAGCGGCAGAGGCGCGCAAGGTGCTGCAACAACTCAAAACCAATCTGGGCGTGCAGGTGCTGATGATGCGCGGCACGCCGGCCCCGGTGCTGGTGCCGTGGCATGGGCCGTTCATCATTCCATGACGCAGGGTTATCCGCATCCGATTCCGTATTATGAGCTGGGCATTGAGACCGCTCAAATTGGAGCACTAGGCAACACGCCTTTGCCGGTGGGCCTTTTAGAAATGCCGATCAGCGCGGCGGCGTACCTGTATTTTAAGGCGGCCACCTTCAACCGCATCGTGGAGTTCACGCCATTGGCCGAGGGCCCAGGCACCCGCATTGACTACACGGGGGCGACTGGTTGGACTGGGACGAAGTTCATCACAAGCGAAACCATTTCAATGCTGGACTCGCTGCCGCAGCCGGTGCCGTTCACCGAGCAAAAAACGGATCAGGCAATGCGGGACGAGATACGGGGCTACGCGTTGACCTCTGCGCCAATATCGACCCACCCTGGAGCATGGATGGGCATCAGGCAGGCCGACGCATTCACCGAGGGGACGTACAACACGCTGGTGCAATCCGAGGTTGCTGCGACGATGAATTACAACCTCAGCGCACAAGACTGGGGCATGGCAAAAACAGACTTTGAGGCGGCAAATGCGCTGGCGATCGCTGACTGGGACGCGCGCTTGCAAGAATGGCTGCAAGCCGAACAGGCAAAAGTGCCACCGAATTTGCCACTCATTGCGGACATCGAACGGCAGCAGGATGTGGTGGATGTGCTGACGCCACAAATTGGCGATCAGGCTACGCTGGTGGAGGAGGAAATTGACGAGATTCGCGCTGCTCTGCCTTCCATTGGGTGGACTGCCGAACAGATTGACGCTCTATCGAGAAACCTGATCACCATCGAGCAAGATGCGTTTGCCCGGTGGATTGCTGGTGAGGAAAAGCTGGAGGCCTACGCAGCAACACGGGGCCCGCTGTGGCAGCTGCGGGTGCTGTTTAAGCGACACGTCCTTTTTGAGCTTCAACGCCAGACCATTGGCTGGCTGCGGCGGCCAAATCCGTTGACCTACAGCGAGCCGGACTTGCTAAAACTTGGTTTTGTCGGGGCCGGCATTTCGACCGAATCGTTGGCAGCCCTTACATCTACGAGCATTCCAGCGTTAGCCTCGGCGCAGGTGGGGATGCTAACGCGCAACTTTTTGGGCGAGACAGGCACGGGGCCGGGCGACTGGAAAAACGTCGGTACCGGACTATGTGCAACGATGTTTGAGGTGCCGTACACGCTGCCGCCGGATCCCGAATCACCAGCAACCGCACCCATCTCGGGCATCATCCACGCAAGCATTGGGCCCGTGTTGCTCGGGGTATCGCCGGAGATGTGCGTGAGCAATCTGGCAAAAGGGTTTTTGCCGCAGCTGAATCCATCTTTTCGCCTTTGGGACATTGAGTCTCCAGAAGTTTACGATGCCGTCTGGCCGACGGTAGAAAGTTATTGGAACCAATTTAACGAGATCAGCCAGTCACCAGCCGGCACTGTGGTCGGCAAATTCCGCATCGAGACGATAACCGGCGACGCGCTTTACGAGTGCGACCTTTACGCAAACCCAAGCACGGTGGGAGCGGTCAACATCACCCTGCGGACATTGACAGAGAGAGTTTGATATGCCGGCGGGCCTTTACAATTTCACTATCGAAGAGGGCGCGGATTTTGCCCTTGGATTGCGCGTCAAAATCAACGGCGAGGTGCAAGATCTGAGCGCGTGGGATTTTGCTGCGCAGCTGCGCACCACGGTGGATGGCACGTTGCTGGCGACTTTCACCACGTCACTCGACCCAGACAACGAGACGCTGCGCATTGGCCTCGATTCTGCCACGACCGATAACCTACTGGCGCAGAATGCACGGTGGGATCTACTCGCTACGACGCCGGACCTTCGCAAAATCAGGTTGCTGGAGGGTAAAGTGACTATCAGCGGCAGCGTGACCGAATTATGAGCTGCAACGACACGTGCGAGGTTATTGTTTGCGAATTGCTGACCGGCGCACCGGGTGCGTTTGGTGGCCCTCAGGGCCCTAGCGGACCAGCTGGCGCGACAGGCGCAACAGGGACACAGGGCACCACGGGAGCCACGGGCGCAGAGGGTGACGTTGGTGCGACTGGCGCAACCGGTTTAGGGGCCACAGGAGCAACCGGCGTGCAAGGTTCAACCGGTGTTGCTGGACCTACTGGCGCAACGGGATCCCAAGGCCCAAGCGGGCAAAGCGTGACGGGACCGGAAGGGTCAACCGGAGCAACAGGGCCGACGGGGCCGACGGGCGCAACAGGCCCAAGTGGTCAAAGCATCATTGGGCCAAGCGGTCTGACCGGAGACACCGGATCCACCGGGCCAACAGGGGCCACGGGCCCAACGGGTGCACAGGGCCCGAGCGGGCTGACCGTGACTGGAGCAACCGGTGCGACAGGATCTCAAGGGCCGACCGGAGCAACTGGGGGCCAAGGGGCCACCGGCGTGCATGGCTCAACCGGAGCCACCGGAACCGCAGGCGCAACGGGCGCGGCTGGCTCTACAGGCTCAACAGGTGCACAGGGGCCCTCTGGGGCGTCTGGCATTAGTGTGACCGGAGCAACCGGCGCACAAGGGCCGACGGGGCCCACGGGGCCTACCGGAGCAACTGGGCCGAGCGGTCAAAGCATCATTGGGCCCAGTGGCCTAAAGGGCGACAAAGGCGATCCGGGTGCAACAGGCGCCACGGGGCCGGTGAGCGTTACGCCTGGGCCAAGTGGTCCGACGGGAGCCACGGGTGCGGCTGGAGCCACTGGCGCATCTGGCCCGACCGGTGCGGCAGGCACGCAAGGCGCCACGGGGGCCACGGGATCCGGTGCTACGGGAGCGACCGGCCCGAGCGGCACAGCTGGATCTAGTGGAGCCACCGGCGCAACTGGCACAGCTGGCGCAAACGGTCCATCAGGCGCAACCGGCGAGACTGGGCCGACGGGCTCGACCGGAGCCACGGGCCCAGCAGGAACCTCGGGCACTGTCGGTGCAACCGGCGCGACAGGCAGCGCAGGGGCGAACGGATCCACCGGATCCACCGGAGCAACGGGACCAGCAGGGCCCGGAGGTGCACAGGGTTTTTGGGGTTCATTCTGGAGCACGCAGGATCAGTCTGCTGCGGCCATCAATACCGGCTACGCCATCACGCTGAACAACACGGATCCAGACTCCACAGGCGTTTCGATTGTGTCGGGATCGCGCGTGACTTTTGCCAATGCCGGCGTGTACTCGATCGCGTTTAGCGTTCAGTGGGTGAACACTGGCAATCAGATTCGCGATGCCAACATCTGGCTGCAAAAAAATGGCACGGCACTGCCAGACTCTGATTCCAGGTGGAGCGTTGTTGAGTCGCATGGCGGCACCGACGGGCACGCCATTGGCGCGGTTAATTTCGTGCTGAAGCTCAACGCCAACGATTACATCGAACTCTATTGGCAGACAACGAGCACGACCATCAGCTTGCAATACGTTGAGGCGTTGGCCCCAGCGCCCGCCATACCGTCGATAATTCTGACCGCAACGCAGGTCATGTACAGCCAAGCGGGCGCCACCGGCGCGACCGGCGCGCAAGGCCCAAGCGGGGCCACGGGTGTGCAAGGTGCAAGCGGCGCCACAGGGCCACAGGGTCCGTCTGGCGCAACTGGCGTTGCCGGGGCCACAGGCTTGCAAGGCCCATCGGGTGCAACCGGCATTACTGGCGCGACAGGGCCGCAGGGAGCGACTGGCGTGCAGGGAGCCACAGGGCCACAGGGAGCGACGGGAGTGGGAGCTGCCGGGATTGGTTTGCTGACCGAGTTTGTCGGCGACGGAGCTACAACGGATTTCTTCCCGATCACCGGCTATTTGGGGACCGACGCGGCGTCGTACCTCGTGACTATTGACGCGGCTGTGCAGCATCCTGGCACCGTCAATGGCGGGTACACCATCAGCGCGGCCAATGGTGGCACCATATCATTTGCATCTCCCCCCGCAATAGGCGCTCTGCTTGCCGTCCGTGTGGTTCGCGGCGAGCAGGGTGCCACGGGGCCGGGGGGTGGGCCCACGGGTGCCACGGGGCCGACGGGGCCGGAGTTTACGACGCTGACGATTGCCGTGACCGGAGCCGCCGGCACAAACACGGTGAGCGGGTATGCGCCGGCGTTGAGCGACAACGGCAAACAGGTTGAGATATACAACCTGTCGCAAACCTGCACGGTGACGCTGCCGAGCGACTCCACAACCGCGTTCCCGGTCGGCGCGCAAATCCTGTTCGTGCAGGGTGCACCAGGGCAACTGTTGTTTGCGGCTGGTGTCGGTGCGACCGTAAAAAGCTACGGGTCCGCGTTTCGGACTGTGGGCCAAGACATCACCGTCTGCGCGGTGAAATGCGCGGCCAATACGTGGCGCGTTGTGGGGGACCTGACCGCATGAGGGTTTTACGCGCTCTAATCAAAAGCCGAAGTGGCCAGATTGGCGAGAGCTGGCGCGAGGTGCCGTTGACTGGACTTCAGACTGGCTATTTCCGAGCCCCTCGCCCGTTCCCTGTGTATGCGTTTGGCTATTGGTTTGGGGCCATTAACTACAGCACCGGGGGCAACAATTACCTGCGCATTATCCGCTCGGCCGATGGAATTGCGTGGGAGTTTGTCGCGGATGTTTTTACCGCGGCCACGGTGCCTGAAAATTTTGCGGCGACGTTTAACGATGGCACTATCATGTTCGGTGGGCGTGCCGGACTTTCGCAGGGATATGTTGCTGTTTCTCAAGATGGCGTGAACTGGAACGGAGCACCTACAGCAGCCGCTTCGCAAATTAATTCTGTGGCGTTTGAAAATGATGTTTTTCTTGCCTCTAGCTCAGGCAATGGCTTGCGCCGCTCAACTGATTTTGCGACGTGGGCAACCGTGTCGAGCACAGTCACGAACGTGGCTGGCGCCAACAACATTTTTGTCGGGATGGATGCCGGGCTGCTGGCAAACTCAACGGACGGCCTGACGTGGTCGAGTGTTTCGGCGTTGGCGGGGAAAAGCATTGGCAACGTGTCTTTTGCGGGTGGTCGATTTTGGGCGACGACACTTGATGCTGCGCGGCAATTGTGGTGGTCAACGGATGGCTCAAATTGGTTTCAGGCAACGGTGCCTCCAGCTTTTCAAAGCGACAGCAACCCGTTTTATAGCATGGGCTACGCCGCCGGATTGTGGTTTTACGCATACGCAAAACAAAGTGCTCCAAGCACCACGGGCGCGATGATTTCGAGCACAGGCAATGTGTTTCAGGATGTGTCTGGAACAAATCCAAATCAGCGTGAAATTTCTTTCAACGGGCCATTTTTGTACGCGGCCTATAATTACGACCCGCAATCTGCCTTCGTTTCCCCTTAGTTTGACATTCTTTTTCTGATATGCCGCAGCTAACGAAAGTCGGATCCGACATGATGAAAACCACCGGTGTGACACCCGGTGCCTACGGAGGCGCGACCGCCGTGCCTCAAATCACCGTAGACGCTGCGGGGCGTGTCACCGCGTTGAGCACGGCGGCCATCTCGGCGCTTTCGAGCGCGGACATCCAGGTCTTCACATCAAGCGGAACGTGGACGAAACCGGCAGGGGCGAAAATAGTGAATCTGCAAATGTTTGGAGGTGGCGCGGGTGGAGGATCGGGAAGAAAGGACGCATCAACGACTGTTGTTCACTGCGGAGGAGGCGGTGGGGGCGGCGGCAGTTTTCTTTCAATCAACATTTCAGCAAGTGCATTACCTTCTACGGTTTCTGTAACCATTGGCGCTGGGGGTGCAGGTGGTGCTGCACAAACACTGATAACTTCAAACGGCATTCCGGGATCAAATGGCGGCAACACAATTTTCGGCGACCTCATTGCATCTGGAGGTGGATTTGCAAGCGGTGGGACAATCACACATGGCGCTGGTGGAGCTGCGGCACTGAACTCAAATGCTGGTGGCTCAGCGGCTGCTAATGGCGGATCTGGCGGCGTAGGGCTTCCCATTGCGGCATTCGTGGCATGGATGATTGGGGGCGCTGGAGGTGGAGCAGGAGGTGGAATCTCTACAGCAAACGCATCATTCCAAGGCGGATCTGGAGGGAGGTCAAATTTGCTCGGGTCGCTTGGTGGACTTGGCGGCGCTTCTGGGGGAACAGATGGTGCCGCAGGCACCGCAAATTCAAACGCCGCGCTCGGAGTCCTCGCCTCGGGTTCTGGAGGCGGTGGAGGTGGCGCATCGGTAACGACTAATGGCGGCAACGGAGGCGACGGTGGATTTCCTGCCGCTGGCGGTGGAGGAGGAGGCGCAACCGGATCAGGTACACAATCAGGGGCCGGTGGTTCGGGTGGTGCCGGTTTGGCTGTGATCACAACATATTTTTAAGCCATGACCTACGCAGTCGTCTCTCAATCGATCGTCACCAACCTCATCCTCTGGGATGGCGTGAGCCCGTACAACCCCGGCGACGGGATGACGCTGGTGCCCCTGAATGGCCGCCCGTGTGACATTGGGTGGCCCTACGACGGCACGGAATTTGTGCCGCCTGCCGAATGAGTTGCACCACCTACAAAGTCGAGGTTGATGGATGTGTTGATGGCGTCAAAACCATCGGCGTGGATCTCTACGCCGGTTTGCAGGGCGCCACGGGCCCGAGCGGTGCATCTATTGTCGGAGCCACCGGTGCCTCGGGGTTGTCGGTAGTTGGTGCCACTGGCGCATCGGGCGCATCCGTAATCGGCGCGACCGGATCTACCGGACCTGCATCAACCGTGCCGGGGGCTACGGGCGCGACCGGCCCAATGCCGTCGAGCGCGTCTGGCACGTTTCAGACAACGCGATTTACAGCAGATGGCAGCGCCAGCGCATACGGGCCGCTTACGGGCTATCACGCGACGGACACGGGGGCGCAGTACCTGGTGCAACTCGACGGCGTAGAGCAGGACCCTGATCCCACTAACGGCGCGTTTGTGATCGCGGCTAACCAAGTGTCTTTCGCATCTGCACCGGCATCTGGTGTGCAGATTGTAGTGCGCAGACTTAACATCACACTCGCATGATGGACGAGATTATCAAAATCACGCAGGGCCAGCCATTCATCGTCGTTTTGTTGCTGCTGGCAGTCTACTGGATGACCCGAAACAACGCTGACCTAATCACGAGGCTGCACGCGGAAAGAACGCACCGTCTCGACCGCTTGGAAGAGGCCATCGCTGAATGTGAGCGCGACCGAAAAAGCCTTTGGGAACGCATCGCAAGCAAAGATTTATGAGCTACTTTATTGACCGGCTTTCTGAGCCTTCCACGTGGCGTGGCCTCGCGGCTTTTGGAATTGCGTTGGGCATCAAGCTGCATCCCGAAATGCAGGAGGCAATCATCTCCACGGGCCTTGCAGTCATCGGCCTGATTAACGTCCTCCGCAAAGAGCGCAAGCTGTGATCGTGGCACTTGTAAAAGCCCTGCAATACCTGCTTGAAATCAAAGCGGTGCGGGCGCATTGGGAACTGGAGCGAGACATTGAGCACTATGTCACAATGTATGAGGATGAAATCAACCGGGCTCGCAACATGGGCGACCATAGCCGCGCTGACCGTGTGCGGCAGCAGTTGCTGCGGTCCTCGGGTATCGCAGTCACTCCACCAAATTTTGCAATTACGACCAGGGCAGACGCACACGGCGGCGACCGCTGAGACTTGGCACTCTGACCAACGCTACCGGACCCTGGAGCAGGAACTGATCAACGCCATTGGGGCCCTTAAACAACGCGACAACAAATGACCCTAAGCGAGGCAGGCCTAAAGCTGGTGCTGGATCACGAGGTGGGCGGGGGTGAGGGCTACTACACGCGCTTTCTGTCGCGGCCTACGGTGCCGGGGTTTGAATCCGGCGTGACCATTGGCATTGGGTTTGACCTCGGCTACTGCAACAAGAGTGAGTTCGAGAACGCCTGGGCCTCACTACCGCAGGCCGACAGGTTGAGGCCCGCCATCGGGCTGCGAGAGGCCGAGGCGAGGAGATTTTGCGCGAGCTTGTCTGGCGTTGTTGTGGAGTGGCGCAAAGCGTTGCAAGTGTTTCTCGACCTGACTTGCCCTACGCATTGGGTGCGCACGCTGCGCATCTACCCGCAGGCCGGCCAGCTGCCGGATGATTGTGCATCCGCGCTGTTCTCGTTGGTTTTCAACCGAGGCAACGGCCTTACCGGTGAGCGGCGAAGCGAGATGCGCGCCATCAAAGACGCGTTGGCCACTAATCATGCCGAGGCGGTGCCCGGTTTGCTGCGGTCGATGAAACGATTATGGCCCGCCACGTCGGGACTTGTCAGGCGTCGCGAGGATGAGGCCAGGCTGTTCGAGGCCGGCTTAAAAAATGGCTAACATCACGCGATCATGGAAACGGTTTTTAGCGGTCGGATGCTCACACGGGCATCTGGCTGACCAGAAACTATTGCGCGGAGTGTTGCGGTTTAAGGACCGCTGGAAACCGCACAAAGTGGTGCACCTAGGTGACGCGATTGACCTAGCCTGCCTGCGCGAGGGTGCCATTGGAACGGCAGACGACGCTGTTGACCCGGAGTCTGATTTGCAGGACGGGCTAGCGTTCATTGAGCGGCTTGAGCCATCGGTTTGGCATCTCGGCAACCATGAGGCCCGTCTGGTGCGGCTTATGTCCTCGCCACGCGCGATGGTGGCAGCCCTAGCGGCGCGCGTGTACGCTGACCTAGAATCGCAGGCTGAGCGGCTGCGGTGCGATCTGGTGCCCTACAATTTTCAAGACGGTTGGCGCACGCCATTCGGTAGCGACTGCCTAACCGGCCACGGCTACATGGCAAACGAAATGGCGTTGCGCGATCACGCTGAAGCCATTTGCGCAGGGCCGGCAAATAAGGTCATCATCGCCCATCTGCACCGGGTCAGCCAGCACGAGGGCCGGCGGCGTGATCATCCGACGGGCTACTGCGTGGGATGGATGGGGGACCCTCAGCTGGCTGGCTATGCGGCCCACAGACGCGCGACAACATCGTGGTCACGAGGCTTTGCCTGGGGAGAGTATTGTGACAATGAAACCCAAGTATGGCTCGCAAAAGAGACAACAAGCGGAGCAATCAGGCTGCCGGTTTAACGCCGCTGGAGGAGCTGGCGCAGGCGTTCACGTTTGAATCGCGGCCGGACGGCTGGTACACAATTTCGGAGATTGCTGTTATGTTCGGGATTTCACGGCAGACAGCAAAACGGTTTTGCGTGACTCGCGGGTACGAGTGCCGCCAATTTCGCATCCACAACAACATTCCGAGACAATCATGCTACAGACTGACTTAGAGCGGGAGGCGTTGCAACGGGCCCTTAACCTGTTGGCGGAACATTTCGACGTGGCGCAAATCTTCGTGCAGGTCCACCGCGATGGCGACGAGACGCACGGCTTTGAGGGTGGGTTTGGCAATTACTTTGCCCGGCAAATGCAGATTCATCGGTGGCACCGGGAGGAAGTCGACGGGGTGCAGTTCCGGCAATCCTCGGAGGATGATGACGACGAGGAAACTGTTTGACTTTTGAGCGGGCATCCGCACGTTGCGTCTGTCGTCGTGTTTGTCCTCCGCGTCTCAGGTGGTTGAGGCGCGGAGGTTACGACGGCAAATGATTTATGCGCTTTCATTGTCCCGGCCTTCCTCACACCGTCACCAGTCCCGAGTACAACGCCTGCGCGTTCACTCAAAAGGTTTTTAAGCTCTGCAAGGGGCTGCTACAGGCCGGCCATGAGGTGATCCATTACGGCCACGAGGAGAGCCAGGTTGAATGTACGCGCCACATAACGGTGAGCTACAATCGCGACTTAGAGGCCGCTTACGGCTCCTATGACTGGCGCAAAGAGTTTTTCAAACACAACACCGGTGACGTTGCCTACCGGAATTTTGCGGACCGGTGCAATGCAGAGCTGCGCCTGACCAAGCAGGAAGGGGATTTTCTGCTGATTCCGTTTGGGTGGGGTCACCACAAAATCTGCGAGGCCAACCAAGACATGTTTGTGGTGGAGTCTGGCATTGGGTATCCGTGGGTCCTCCCGCGTGATTTGGCCCGCTGGAAGGTTTTTGAGTCCTACGCAATCCGCAACGCAGTGCACGGTGGCGAGCGAGTCAGCCGAGCAAACAACGACGATTATGAAGTGGTCATTCCCAACTATTTCGAGCCAGACGATTTTGGACCCGTCAGCCCCGGCACAGGCTACGTGCTCTACCTCGGCAGAATCACGCGCGCCAAGGGTTGCCACATCGTGGCGGAAGCGTGCCATCGCGCGGGCCGCAAACTCGTCATTGCAGGACAAGGCAACCTCGCCACCGAGTACGACGGGCCTACAGACCACATAGAAATCATCGGGTACGCCGACAAACCGACGCGGCAAAAGCTGATGAGAGAGGCCGACTGTCTTGTAATTGCGAGCCAGTACATCGAGCCATTTGGTGGCGTGGCCGTGGAGGCCATGATGAGCGGCACGCCGGTGATCACATCAGACACCGGGGCCTTCACCGAGTGGGTCATCCCTGGACGAAACGGGTACCGCTGCCGCACGATGGGCCAATACATTTGGGCCCTTAGCAACGTCCACTTTTTGGACCGCTGGAAGATTCGCAAATTCGCTGTGGCCAACTTCAGCGTGCAGGCCGTGGTGCCGCAGTTTGAAGAGTTTTTCCGCACCATCCTTGATACCAAGGAGGGCGCCGGATGGTATGAGCCGCACAAGTCGGACGCCATCCGCGTGGGAGAGTTGGATTTTTCGGAACTGTATGCCGAGTGAGCCATCATATCGGTGGGATCCATCTGACCTCGATAGCCCTGCCGAGGAGCTGGCCGAGCATCTTGACCTGTCGGTTGCGCAGGCTGCCCGCGTGTTAGCCTGGGCCGCAGAGTTGCGGCGCGCCGAGACATTCGCCGCCGGATCCGGTGAGTTAATTGCGGTCATCCGGCTATTTTGGCGATACGGCCAGAACAGCAGGATGCTGGCCCTTGCGCTCGCGTTTGCCGCCGGACTGGATCGCCAGCTGCCGTTTCGGTCGATGCGCGAGGCAGCAGCCAGCAACGGCTACACGGTCGCACAGCTGAGCAAATTGGTGCGCACGGTACAGGACAGCCTCGGGCTGCCAAGGACGTGCCACAACAAATCAGACGAGGCATCTGCCGTGTTCTCTGCCGTACAAAAGGATAAACATTTTCGCAAACGCAAATTCCAACTCAAATGACCGACCAGATTGCAATTGTAGACAAAGTCTTCTCGCTAGAAACCGTCACGACGGAGGCACAGGCAACGCAGCTGCTTGGCCTGCTGCATTGGGCCCGGAATGATGTGCTGTTTAGCCTGGGTGACTGGATGGTGCATTGCGCGGACCGGTTCGGAAAGGAGTGGGTCAACAGCCAGCTTGAATTTGCGGATTTCTCCTTTGAAGAAGCGTCAAAAGCGTACGAAGTAGCCTCTAAAATCCCTCGGGCAAAGCGCGTTGCGTCTCTGTCATTTGCGCATCACGCAGTAGCCGCACGGGCCGAGCAACCGGAGTTGGCACTAGGATGGGCATTAGAGCAGGGCCTGAGTCCAGGGGAACTAGCGCACTCTGTGCGGACTAAAGTGCAGTTGACCAAAGCTGAGATTGCCGCAGCGCGCGAAACAGCTTCCTTTGCAAGCCCTTCGCTTATCGCCGAGCGGTTTTCGCAGTGGGTCAAAAAAGCCCCGGTTGAACGCTGGACACAAGAGGACAAGGAACAAGTGTACAAGGATTTGGAGCCAATGCACCGTTTTCTGGACAGTCTGAGGGCTGAAATTTTGTTCAGCTAAGCAACAATCGGCAAAAAATCTGCGCACGCAACACGCTGGCAATGCGTGAAATGCGGAGCTTTGTAAAAAAATCTGAAAAAAATCTGTTGCAGGCAAATCGTGGCCGTATAGAACGGGCGACGTCAGCACGGTGCTGGCAAAAAAATGACTAACCTAGACGACACAATGACGCGCAAATTCATCGCCATCACGGCATGGCTAATTGCCTACGCTGACATCATCGGAGCTGCTAGCCACGCTGGCCAATGGGAGGCCGTGGTGTACGGCCTGCTCGGGTTAACCGCCATGGCTGTGGCCGCTGTGGCCTCGCTGGAGGTGGCGGGTGAGTAAATGGTACGACGGTGCCGGCTTTGATTCGTGGCTGACGCACGACGAAAACGCCGAACGGCCTGAGCCACCGGTTTGCCGGTGGTGCCGCCAGGATCAGAGTATCAACGACGAGGGCAACGCGTATTGCCCGGACTGCCAACCAGAAAAAGACAATGAGACGAGACGCCAGCAGAACTGAACACCTAAACGACATCCAGCCCATGCAAGGGGAGGGAAGCCTTGTGCTGACGATTAACCCACATAAAATGCAGCGTGCTTTTGCTGCGTGGTTAAAAAAGCGCGGGTTTCAAGAGAATCGGACATTCATGCCGCGTTTTGGCCGGCCCCAAAAACAAACGCCACGATGATCACGCACGTTTACTTCGACATTGAAACGGGGCCGGCGGAAAACGCCACGGAGTTTGAGCCAATATTTGAGGCACCAAAAAACATCAAGGACCCACTAAAAATCATGGCCGCACTGGCTGAGAAACGAGCGGATTGGTTGGACCGGCTGGCGTTGTCGGCGGTGACCGGCCAAGTGCTCGCCGTCGGGATGGCGATTGGGGATGGCGAGATAACAACGCGCGTATCCGACGACGAGCGGTCTCTCTTGCTACAGTTGTGGATGGATCTCCACAACCTCCCGAGCCAGGGCGATCATCGGCTGGTCGGCTGGAATTTGACCGGGTTTGACCTGCCATTTTTGCTACGCCGGAGCTGGGTGCATAACATCCCGGTGCCAGAATGGATTTTTTATTCCTCGCGGCGGTTGTCTGATTTCCACATCGACCTAATGCGCGTCTGGTGCGGCGAGAATCCGCAGGACCGCATCTCACTCGACACGGTGAGCCGGTTGTTTGGTGTGGGGAAAAAGTCGGGATCCGGCAAAGACTTTGCAAAACTTTGGAAGGAAGATTGGCAGGCGGCACTTGCTTATCTGCATCAGGATTTGGAATTAACCCGGGCCGTAGCGCAAAGGATGGGCAAATGACCGAGCGGCAAACATACCGGCAGCTTTTGTCTAATCGGCTCAAATTGCCTCTGCTCAGTTTTCGAGCCTGTCGGGTGATTGAACTCTACAACCTGCACGACCCGGAGCGGCTGCGGGAGTGGCTGACAAGCAACGCGCCGAAGCTAGCCGTTAATTGTGGCCCTCAAACAATCGCAGAGCTGCGCCAGGCGTGCGGGTTGCGGGTGCCGGTGGCAAGAGAACTGCCGCAGGCGGGCAAGCTCGCGGCAGCACAGCGGCGGATTGTGGAGCTAGAAGCTGAAGTCAATGTGCTGAAATGGACCCTCGATAAAATGGAGGCGCACATTCAGGAGCTCCGGGCCTATGCGGTTTAGCAGAGTCTGGGCAATTTTTTGGGGTGTAGTGGCCGTTGTGCTGCTGCTGACCCATGGCGGCGGGGAAGACCGCGAAACCTAACCTAACCACATCACATCATGGCAGTATTACAGCCGAGCAACTCAGGGAAATCATCCCTCATCAAAAATAACGACCTACCCCCTAAAGGGCGGTACATTGCGACCTGCATCTACAACGAGGACCAGCTAGGCGTTGAGCGCACTAAATTTGAGAGCGCAGACGTTGAGAGGGTGGACCTTACCGCCTTTTATTTCGGGGTCACCGACAAAGCGGGCAAGCAGTACGTCATCAAGAGCCGCGAGATGAAAATCTCGCTGCATGAAAAGGCGGCCCTTGTGAAGTTTCTAAAAAGCTGGCGTGGCAGCGCACCGGCAACGGGATTCGATACGGCGTCAATGGTCGGCCAAGGGGCCGAGATCCGCATTGAGCACGTTGAAAGCCAGCGAACGCCGGGCAAAATGTTTAGCAACATCAGCGACATCGCGCCAGTCGACGACGAACACACCGACCGCATCAAACCGCATCGCGTGTACCTGCACCTTCTCAACGTGCCAGGCACCGAGGCTGACGCGGATGAGATCCCTTTCTAATCGCCACCAAAACTTTGGGGGGCGCGCATCCAGCAAACACGCATTTTACCTATGAGCAAAACAGCAGCGCAAGCCACAGATTACCCGAAGATTTTTGAAAACACTTATTGGGGATGTTTTCATTACGAAGCAGAAAAGATTGATGAGTCAATTTTCGAAAATCGAAATCGATTTGTGAAAAGATTTGATATTAAAAAAGAGTTTTGGCCGCGTGGAAAAGGCAGTGCGGTGATTAATATTTTTGCGAGCACAACCCTAGACTATTTCTGCGACCACATCGAGGGGTATGTGACAAAATTTAACGAGTTCGTGTTGATTTGTTCAAATTACAACTCAGATTTACCGCCTTCAATTTTAGGAATGCAAAAATATTCTGACAAACTTTACAGCCATAGTGCGGAAACATTCATCAGGGTGTTTAAAAATCAACAAGCATTTAAAGATTTTATGTGGGCTGTCGGTGTTATTTGTGACGCCAACAGCTATGAACCTTACGCTAATCGGTCTAACAACCTTTGAGACTTTGGGGGCCGCGCATCCAAGGCCAAATCACGCGGACCAACCTACAAAACACGATGAACAAAACGAACTTAGACACAGCTCGGATTATTGCAAGAATTTACCGGCTCCAAAATGAATTTCTTAAAAAGGCAACACCGGAACTTGAAGCGCTCGAAACCGTGGCAAAAAATTTGAGTCGCGAATGGGTAAGCGCAACGGAATTTGTAATAACGGACGACGAAGATAAGCGCAGACAACAAAGCCAAGACCTTGGTCGGATTCACACACTTCACGCAGATAGCGAAGACCGTTTAAGGCTTTTTTCAGGAACAATTGAACGGCGTTTCGTTAAAGATCAAAAAAGCAGAAACATTCCTCAATACCGTTTTGTTCCGGTTAGTGAAAAAATGCCTGAATTTAAAGAGGTTATTGCAAGCGCAATTCTTATTGAAGAGGAATTAGAAAAAGTTACCAAAGAACGCAACGAAGCCTACGCCAGGGTGACTCAGTTGAATCAAGAATTGGAGCAAGCCATTGCCGAGCGCACGCCGCACGATTACGGGATGCTCGCAGAACAGCGCGACCAGTACAAAGAGATGTACTTGGGTGCGATTAAGGAAATTGCGAAGGCTCGCGCCGAGGTGGAGCGGCTAAAGGATCATATTCCTGACGCCACGAAAATGATCCGCCCCGAACCCTCCCGGCTGGAGATTGCGGCGATGCTGCAAGCGGGGTGGTTGGCAAATCCAGAGTCCGAGATTGATAGTCAACACGAGTGGTGGCTTGCGCAGGCGGATGCACTCATCGAAGCAGCGAAAGGGGGCGCGAAATGACCGACGACCAAATCAATGCAGCAATTGCTGAAGCGTGCGGATGGCGTGAGGCCTCAACGCACGGCGGGTCTGGGTATCAAAGGTTAATTAACGGGATATTAGAACTGCGCCCGGACCTGCCGAATTACGCGAACTGTTACGAAACCCTCTGCGAAGCAAAACTTTTACTAACGAACCGTCAATTAGACTATTTTCACAAAAAATTTAAGAAACTTTGCTCAAAAAAACGTGGGGAAAAACGCAGTTTCAACATGGAGGATTTTCCTACGACACGGCAAATGGCCAAATTATTCTTGGAAGCCTTTAAAAATGGCGAGAAATCAGAAATGACCGACAACCAAATTAACCAGCGCATTGCCGAAGTGTGTGGTATAGAGCCAAATAGTTTTCGCGTTCGAGCGGATATCCCAGACTATTGCAACGACTTAAACGCCATGCATGAGGCGGAAAAATACATCTTAGATATGCACGATGGATATGGATGGCACCTAAGCAAAGGGGTATGCTTTACCGTTTGGCACGCAACTGCTAGGCAGCGCGCAGAAGCGTTTTTGCGTCTGTTGGAAAAATGGGAGGAGGTAAAATGATCGACGACCAGACCAGTACAGCAACTGCCGAGGAATCCTCGGTAGTTGCAGAATGTTGCCCGATCTGTGGAAGTAAAAATGGTGCGAAATTGAATCAACCTAACGGCGGATGGACCCACATTGATTGTGATGACTGCGGAGGCGGGACTTTTTATCTTTGGGTCCGAAGTGAAAAACCGTGCACTGCTTCACTTAAAATTACACACAAATGACCAACGACCAAATTAACCAGCGCATCGCCGAGGCGTGTGGATGGACCGAGGTGGGCGAATGTGAAAATGGTGGTTTCCGGCTGCGAGGTTTTCCGCCGAACCGGCATGAGGCGCACAGAAAGCCGATTCCGAATTACTGCACTGACCTCAACGCCATGGCCGAGGCAGAATCGACCATGACGCAGCTTCAATGGGCGTATTTTGTCGCAAAGCTGGCGGAATTAACACGGCAACCGGGGCGGTGCGACATCCCTGCGCAAATCCTGTTGCAGGCAACCGCGCGGCAGCGGGCCGAGGCGTTTTTGAAAGCCGTGGAGAAATGGGAGGTGGCGGAATGAACTCACGCCAAAAAGGAGCACGCGGCGAGCGCGAATGGGCTGAATACCTGCGCGACAACGGGTACACAGCCCGCCGAGGGCAACAGTTCAGCGGCGGCAGCGAGTCGCCAGACGTGGTATGCCAGGAGTTAAGCTGGTTGCATTGGGAGGTGAAACGGGTGGAACGGTTGAACCTTAGTAATGCGTGCGAGCAGGCCGCCCATGACGCGGGGCCCAGCAAACGGTGGGCCGTAGCACACCGGGCCAACGGCGAAAGCTGGCTGGTCACGGTGCCTGCGGAACTGATGATGCTGCTGCTGCGGCAGTACGAGCCGACAGAGTTATGACGCCCGCGACAGTATCGGAACGGAATAGCATCGCCTATCAAGGCGGCAGATTGCGCTACCTACAGCGGCGGGCCTGCGAGTTGCGGGCCGAGGGTGTCACATACAGGCAGCTGCGGGATATGTTTGGCGTATCGACCGCAACGCTGTGCAAATGGGTGCGAACGCACCGGCAACGAATCACAAACTAGCAGGGGCGCGCCTGTGGCAACGCGCACAACACAACACGACAAATGACGAACCAAGAACTTTTTGAGAAAACACGGGAGCAATTCAACGAGCTGATCGAGTATTACCGCAAACTTTGCGATCGGCACTGGGCGGAGATCAACGCCACAACGGAGCGAGCGGTGCGCGCCGAGGCTCATATGACTCGGCTGCGGTGCGATCTGGAGGACATGACCGCCGAGCGCGACAGGCTGCGGCGGGAACTCGATTTCATCGCCAGTAGGCAATGAATCGGCCATTGGTCCCACGGCTCGACAGCGTCGGCGAGTACCTGGAGGCAAAACGGATTGCCGAGGAACTCGTGCGCATTGATCGGGCCGTGGGCTTTCGGTCCAAAGCGGATGTGGTGAAGGCCGCAGTCATTCTAGCGGCCTTTGGGGCTACCCTCGACGCGGTTGACCCCGAGCCCATCCTACCGGCCACGGCGGCCGACAAAAACACGACACATGATTTTACCAAACTCAGTCTTACGCTCCCCCCGGTGGAGCGGCTCGACCTCTGAGGCCCAGGGCGCGTGGATGCGCCTAATGGTGCACCTACAACTGACCCACAGCGACGGCTGGCTGCCTGTTGCTGATGTCCGACAACTAACCGGCCTCGACCCTGCCAGCATGGGCCGATTGATCGAAATCCACGGCGATGAATGCCGGCCCATTGGCTATCCAGTTGCAGAGGTTGCAAGGCAAAAACGCGTTTCGGCAATCGCGTCTGAGCGCAACAAATCCCAATGCTCCAATGCTCCAATGCTCCAATGCTCCAATGCATTGGGAAATGTGTTTGAAGTTTCGGAAACGGAAAACGGCGCAAAATCAACGCAAGTGGCAGAAACACAGGGAGAAGGGGCGCGCGCAACTCGGGTTGAGGGTCAGAAAAATCCAGTCGCGAAAAAAAGTTGCTCGACACAAGAAGAAGATATATATATCATAGGACCTAAGGACGTAGGGCCTAAGGAACTACAGAGTAGTTTACTTGGGGAGAGGGGTAGTATGGAAGTGGGGATTGTTAAGGGGCGAAACCATGGGGAGAGGGGTGCTACGGTGCCCGATTGGTGCGCAGAATTGCTGTTTGCGACCAAGGATTTCGGCCAAGTCGCGCTGAGCCTGGACGACTACCAAGCGTTGCGGACAGCGCATTCCGAGAACCTATTGCGCACGCAGCTACCGTTAGCAGCGTTGTGGCTGCGGACCAATGCCGACAAACGGAAGGCCGCTAAGGGCCTTATGCGGTTTCTAGCCAACTGGCTTAAGCGGGAAGCGTCTGGAAGGGCGGGAACAAGCCTTTACGGCGCGCCATTGGGCGAAAAGAAGCCACGCGGTGAGTGGTCAGGGGTGTGGAGGGTAGGCAAATGAGGCCCGAACCTGATTTTATTGCTGCCTCCGAGGCGGAAAAAGCCATTGCTGGAGCGGCCCTAACTTACCCGGAGCAGACGGTTAAACTTCTCGACGATGCGGGATTTGACCATGAGGCGATGGTGCTGCCAGCCCCCAAGCATGTCGTGGCGTTTGTGCGGGGGGCCGTCGGGCGCAAAGCTGCGGTGGATTTCGTCACCGTGGCCACGGACTTGCAGCGCCACTTCCCTGACCTGTCGCCGGCTTTCCTTACCAGTCTGACCGAGCACATAGGCAACGGGGCCCGGGTGCCATCGTGGTGCGGTGCAGTACGCGAGGCTAAGGTGCGCCGGGATGCCATTGCGTTCACAGGCTCGCAGCTTGAGTTGCTCAAAGGCGGCGCCAATGTGTCCGAGGTGTTTGAGGTCACCAAAGGATGGCTACAGGCGCAGCAAAGGGCTTTTGCGCCTACCAAGAGCGCCATGCTGCGGGATCTAATCGATGCGCAGCTGGAAGCATACAGCAGGCCCGAGGACAAGAGCCGCACGATTAAAACCGGCATCACCGAACTGGATGAGCGGATGACGTTAGAAACCTCTGACCTGCTAGTGATCGGCGGCGCGACCGGGTCGGGCAAGTCCATGCTGGGCCTCAACCTCGTGACCAACATCCTCAGAGCCTCCCCAGATTACTCGGGGATGATCATCAGCCTAGAGATGACCCAGGCGCAGGTCACAGAGCGGATGCTGGCACGCTACAGCGGCGTTGCAACCCATCGCCTTAAACGCCGGGACTACACAGCTGGAGAACTACAACGCATCGGCCATGCGGCACAGGAGTTGTGCACATTGCCTCTCGTGGTAAGGGACGATTGCCACGCGCTGCACCAGGTCACTAGCGCGGCGAGGGCTTTGCACGCGAATAAGCCGCTTCGGGTGCTTATGGTGGATTATTTGCAACTGGTCAGGGGGCCAGATGTAGAGCTTAGGGAGCAGCAGGTGGCAGCGGTGAGCCGGGAGCTGCGGTTGTTGGCCATTGAGACGGGGTGTCTGGTGATTGCCTTAGCCCAGCTAAACAAGGCAGGCGAGGCCCGAGAGAGTTCGGCCATTATGATGGATGCCACGCAGTTTCTTACAGTTCGCGCGGTCAACAGCGAGGGTAAGGCATTCAATCCGCACGATGAGGAGGATGAAATCGATGAGACGAGGCGGCGCTTGGACATTGGGAAACAGCGCGACGGCGGCGTGGGGTCGGTGCTGGTCGGGTTTGAGGGTGCTGTGGCGCGCTTCCATGATACCGAGCAGACCGAAAAAGGAATTGCCAAGGGTGGCAAATGGCGGCAGAAGTGAGCGCGCTAGTGATTACGCGAGAGTAACGTGAGGGCCCCTGTCGCTGAGTGGCGGCAGGGGTTTTCGTTGTCAGGTACCCCCCGGGGGGGTAAGGATTCTCTTTGGCAGGCCACAAGCCGCGGGTTCGGAGCCAT